GGTCAATCAGCGGCAGCGGCAGACCGCGGCCATATCCCTGATAGGCGGCGGTGGAACCACTGAAGCGGTCGCTCAGCACCCAGTGACCGGCCGCCAGAGCCGGGGCAATGCACTGCTGTACATGCTGAGCGCGATCGGCGGCATACAGCAACAGCTCAGCGATGCTGCTAGGTGCAGCATCGCCAGGGAAATGCAGCAGCAGCTGGCGCAGGGCCTGACCCAGCGCAGTGCCGCCGGGCTCTCTGGTCACCACCAGCTCAGCGCCAGGCGGCATCAGTCCACTGGCCGGCAACCATGCGCGCAGGCGCTCTAGCTGCGTGGTCTTGCCGCAGCCGTCAATGCCTTCCAGCACCAGAAAGCGCCCTGTGGTCATCGCCTAGCATTGATGGAACAGCCTCGACACTATGCAGGCCCGAATCGACGGCACCGAATTGGTGACCGCCAAACAGGCCCGCATCAGTTTTAGACAGAGCATCTTCGCCGCATGGCAGCATCGCTGCGCATACTGCGACGCGCCAGCGCAGAGCCTGGATCACATTCAACCGCGGGCGAGAGGTGGCCTCACGGTGCGCCACAACCTGGTACCAGCATGTCTGCGCTGCAACAGGCTCAAGGGGCACCGTGAGGTGTTCAGCTGGTGGCGGCTGCAGGCCTGGTGGCAGCCAGACGCTCAGGCGGCGCTGATTGACTGGCTGCGATCTGGCGAATAGTTGATGCACTCATGCGCAAACCCGTGGCCGTCTTCCTTCGGGTCCGGGAAGCCTAGGTCGCATTCATCGCTGCGCCAATGCTGACACAGCGCACAGCTGTATTCAGCGGTTGGTGCGCGCACTGTATGCCAGCGCGGCAGATCAGGGTGCACGTCGCGAAACGACTTCCCGATGCGCACAGAGCGCACAGCTTCACGCGAGCAGCCTAAGACCTTCGCCATCTTGTGATGACTTAGCCCATAGGACTCCAGCGCGACCTTGACCTGATCTGGTGTCATCAGCGACATTGATTCCACTCCATAGGGTCGCAGCGATCAACTGTTGTGTATGTCGCCCATCCTGCAATTGGGATCACGACCAACAGAAAGGAGATGATGCTAAGGCGATTCATTTCAGATTTGGGTTGCGTTCAGCTGGTGTCAGGCTTGGATGGTTGTTCCAGTCGTCTGGAGGTTCTGCGCAAGCTGCATGATCAGTCATAAACTGGCGGCCCATGCGTGCCGCTTCATGCAGTGAGATCGGCGGCTCCAGCTCTTCGCTATCTTGGCAGATTTCACAGTAGAACCGTGGCGGCTGACTGCAAAGATCAATGACGCAATGATCGGTCATCGTAGGGCAGACCAGTGGACGTGATAAACGCCATCACCTGATGAAACATCAATGAGGCCTAGTGCTTGCAGGTTTGTGATGCGCCGGCTGACGTTTGGCTGTGTCACCTTCCAGCGATCCATTAACTGCTGTGTGCTAACGATGCCTTCGGTTTTAATCGTTGCCAGTTCCAGCAGGTCCAAGACCTTCTGATCTCCGTACTTTTGCCGCATATCAAGTAGGCGGCGGATACGGACCGTGAATGATTCTGTCATTGGTGCGAAGGGTGGATTGGTGGATTTAGTTAATTGGCGGCAGCTTCTCAGATCGCTTAGCGATCCTTGCCAACGTCTCCTCGACTAGCTCGGCGGTGTCACCGACTGACGCAGGCTGTCTAGGGTGAACATTGAGCCAGCGGTAGGGCATGGTGCGTAGCGCCAGCTGCCAATCCTTCACTGCAATGATTGCGATCCTCGCTCCTGATGCTCCGCCAGGTGATGTGATCACCGCCCATCCGTAAGATGGGCGGCTCATGTCTGCGCAAGTATCACGAAAGCCAGGAGGATCAGCCCACGGTGAATGCGACATTGCTTCAGTCAAACAAAGACGACTGCTCAGCATCGCCTTCTGAGTTGTTGGCTAGCTCTAAGTTGCGCACAGCCTGCCGGTAGTAGCTGGGCTTTAGTTCAATGCCAATACCACGGCGACCAGCCATAACTGATCCATAGACCTCGCTACCAACGCCCATAAACGGCGTCAGTACGGTTTCGCCTGGGTTGCTCCACATCACAACTGCCCTATCAATTACGTCTAGCTGCAATGGGTGCACATGCTTCTCGTCCTCAGCATCCTTAGCTGATCGGAAATGAAGTACGTTATCAATCCTGATGTCATCCCATACGCTTGATGCGTACTGACGCCAGATCCACTGACTGTACTGATTCTTCTTTTGGTCGCCTTTCATGCCTCTGAAACCATTAAGATCAGCTGGCACGCTGCGCTCTCCGCTGTAGTGCATCAATCCGACCTCGTGAGTCACTGGCACCTGATTTTCGCCCTTACGGCGGAACATCAGCAAATAGTCAGCATTGGCAATACTGTTACGAGTGGAGTCCTCGCAGAGTGTCTTGTGATGAAGACTCTTCATCATGGTCCGATTACGCACCATCAGTGGCTCCTTCCAGATGACACGTCGACCACCGTAAGCAAACCCTCTGGCCTCGTGTTCACGGATGATCCGACCTGGAAGATCAAACATTGAATCGCAGCCGGCATTGCTGAGCGGAATGTCCATACAGTGAACAGCCGAGATACGGCCAGGCATCGTCAGTCTGGCGATCTCATCAATGCAAAAACCGTAATGATCAAAAAACTCATCATAGTTAATGCAGTTTGACATATCCCTGTCGTCGCTGCTGTACTGGTACAGGCCGGCGAACGGTGGCGAGTATACAGTGAGATGTACGGATGAGTCGGGCATGGATTGCATGACCTCTACGCAGTCGCCGTTGTAGATGGCGTATCGGTCGGTCAGCAGTTGATCTTTTACAGCCATTGTGGGAGTGAAGGCGTGGTGGTGTAGTCGTTGGTGCGCTTGATCGTGGCAGCATGATTCATCTGCGCGACCAGTTCCTCAAACATCCGCGAGGCGCGTTCAGACTTGGCGCGCATGTTTGCCAGTACCCTTGCCTCGCCGTCTGTTGCGATGACGTCAAGCTGAACGGGACGTTGCTGACCGAACCGCCAGCAACGTCTGACAGATTGATAATACTGCTCATAACTGTGGCTGGCGAATGTAACGACGTGTGCGCAGTGCTGCCAGTTCAGGCCCCATGCGCCAATTTTGGGCTTGATAATCAGTACACGCTGAGCGCCAGATGCGAAGTCCTCATACAGCTCAACCTTTCGAGTGTCAGGAGTGCGGCCAGCGATCTGCGCGGCATCTGGGATTAGGCTCTCTAACAAATCAGCTTCTGCGTTGGTGTGACACCATATCACTGCGGGCTGATCATGATTCACAATCCGTGAGGCGTACTCGCACCGCTCTTGAATTGTGCGCTTACGCTCCTCCCTTTCCTCTGCCAGGCCAAACGCTGGCAGCGAGAACAGCATCCCTTCGGGGGGGGCTGACGGTGAAATGACGTGATCGCGCTCCATCAGTGGTGGAAGGATGAATCCGTCGTTGCTGTATCCAATATCAGACGGCATCCGGCACGCACGTGCCCAGCTGGCGACCCACTGCCAGAAGTGTCCTCTGGCATGATGCTTTAGCCGCCATTGACCGATTGTCTGAGAGACGCGGAATGCCAGCTTCTTGTAATAGTTGGCGTTAGCGTCAATCATGGCCTCGGCAGATTGCTGCAGCCGCTCTTCTCGCTTCTGTCCTTTATCGTCTAACTGAGTGAAGAAGCGGCGCAGCATGTCGCTATAGGACAGCTCGCCCAGTGCTTCGGATGAGTTGCCAAGTTCTGCGTAATCATTTGGCGCGGCGGTCGCAGTGCAGAGCAGCCGATAAGGCATCTTCGCCATAAATCGGGTGATTGCTTTACGCGTGGAGCCATTAAACGACTTAAGGATGCTGGATTCGTCGCAGACAACACCATCAAAGTCATCAGGATTAAACAGATGAAGTCGGTCGTAATTGGTGATCACGACGCGCCCTGGCACGCTCCCATCACTGGATCGGTAGCACTCAATGCCGAACTTCTCACCCTCACGGATGGTCTGCGCAGCGACTGCTAAAGGTGTCAGGATGAGCACTGGGCGGCCAGTATGACGCGCCACGTTCTCAGCCCAGGTAAGCTGCATGGCTGTCTTGCCTAGTCCGCAATCCGCAAAGATAGCGGCGCGGCCTTTGCGCACTGCCCACTGAACAAGCGCTTGCTGAAAGTCAAACAGTTGATCGGGCATAAACACCGGATCAAACCCATGGTCAGCTCCGGTATTTAGCTTGCGGTAGAGGAAATCTGAATAGGAACTTGTCATTGCATGATGAGATGGGGCGGTGGCCGTCTCCGGCCGTGCGCTAATCATCCCGCCGCGCAGGCCGCCTGCGTGGCTGACGTAGCAATACTTAACAATCCAGTGGTGAGCCGATCAGCCGCCAGCGGTCCCGTAGGGTCTGCTGGCGCCCGTACAAGAACGCGCACAGCGTGCTGACAGGCACGCCATGATCCGCTGCCCACTGGCGGCGGCTTGAGATTGGCACCCTGATCTCAGCGCCAGTCTGCTGGCACTGCAGCCGCCAGGCTGGCTCAGTACCTGGCCGTGGGTGGTCGCGAAGGTAGCGCTTTACCCACCAAATCCAGGTGCCGGAGCGGTTGGAGATCGAACAGCGGCGGATCAGGCCGAGATCCTCAAGCTGCCGCAATGAGCGGTTCAGCGTCGCCCGGTCAGTGCCGAGCTGTTCGGCTAGATCGGTGAGCGACTCCCACCAGCCAGGGCAGACCTGTTCCAGCTGCACCAGCACCAGCACCATTTCGGCGCGGTGCCGCTGTCGCAGCTGTGACAGGAACTCGGGCGCGATCACCTCAGAACGGGATGTCGCTGGGCGCTGCCACGGTGCCGTTCGCTGGGTTAGGTGCCCATCCGGCCGCGGCCAGATGCGGGGGCAGCTCAGCTGGCGCAGAAGGCGCCACA